GGGACGGGTCAGCCCCCATCTGTTGCTGCTGCATTGCGGCCATCTGAGCGGCCTGTTGCTGCTGCATGAGCTGCTCTCGCGTCGGTACCAGCTTGTCGACATTGGTGTTGAGGTTGCCCGCCAAGTCTCGCATGAGCTCCGCCGTCCCCGGCAGGCCAACGATCTGCTGGGCCACCGGGCTTTCGAGGACCAAGCGCAAGAACTCGTTCTTCCGTACCGCCTCAGCCTCCTTGACGACGAGGGACATAGCGCCACGGGCTTCGATCTGCACATCACCGATCAAGTCGGGGTCCTGTGAGTAACGCATGTTGCGCTGGTATTGGCGCTGCAGCATCGGCTGAATGACATCGTAGTCGATGTTCCCGATCACCTGTTTGATGCTCTTGCCTGCGTTCGAGATCAGCATCGAGAGGCCTGACGACGTCCGCCCTGCCCCTGGCACGTGCTCACCGGTCATGTAGCGCGGGATACCTGACACCTCATCGGCAATCGACAAAAACCGGTCAAACACCGCCATGAGCTCCTGCGAGTTCGACTGCGGCTGGAAAAACGTCATGGGCGGGGACGCATCGTTATAGTCAGACTGGCGAAACTGCCAAATCTTCCAGGGGTACATCTGCGAAACGTCCTCGCCGGCGGGCAACCGGCTGATATTCACCCCAACCTGCGGCCCCGACGAAATCCCCATGTTGTTCGACAGCGCACGCGCCGCCGCGTTACACATGTTCTGGGCGTCCATGCAGAGGTCAGCCACGCCGTTCCCGTCGATGCGCCCCGGCACTTTCTCAAATGACGTCACATAGTACGGCTTTCGGCCCATCGGGTCATAGTTCAGCACCGCCTTGATCACAGTGTTGTTCACCATCCACACTTCGCAGGGGTAGGACATCTGCGGGTCAGGAATCTCAGCTTCATCCATCCCCCAATCCAGCAGCATCTTGCCAGGGATCGAGTCCCACAGCTGGAGCGCAGTAATCAGGTCGTCGTGGGCGTCGTCGTAGTCCTTACCCATGGCATCTTCGATCTCGGAGTCATCGTTCTCCAGCCAATCGAGCATCCCGATGCCAAAATTAGACAGTATCGACCTCACCGCGGCCTCATCGTACCCATCCACGTCAATCATACCCTCAACATCCTCGCGGGTGAGGTGGTGGAGCTCGATGATCGGCATCTCTTGGGGGTCATCTCCCCACGGCGCCCAGTAGAATTTGTACGGGTCGACACGCTCCCACTCATCGCGCAGCACATCCACAGCGGCCAAGCCACCTTCGACGTACTTCATGGCCTTACGTTTACGCGGGATCGGCCCTTTCAGGACAGCGAACGGGAACGTCGCGATGTCGTTGGTGAACTCATACAGAGCTTTCGTGAACCCACCCTCAACGAGCTGGTCCTCCATTTTCTTCTCCATGCGGTCGACGCGTTTATCCGCCTCTTCCTTCATGGCCCGCATCGCGGTGTCTTTCATGCCAGCTGCCAGCTGCTGCAGCTCCATCGGGTCAACCGGCGGGTTTCCTGCAGCATAGTACTGCTGCAGGTTTTGCTCCATTATGCGCTGGAGCCGCTCTTGTACCTGTGGAGGCACTTCCGGGACAGGCGTCGCGGACAAGGCCCAGGGTTTGTCATCCCCAGTCCCGAGCAGAGTGTCCCGCAGCCAGGCTGTGGCGGTTCGACATTTCGTCGAGACGACACCCATAAAAATCTCCGAGCCGCCATGCTCGCGGATTTCAGCCAGTTTTTCAGGGGAATACTCCATGCTTCGGGCGCGGAGGCAGTCTGTGAGCCGCGGCTCAATTTCCAGTCGTTTGTGGTCACGCATCACCTCCCACCGCCGCCGCACATGGGCAGCAAGACCTTGGATCAACGGCGTGTTCTGCTTTTCAGCGGATTCTCTCCGGGCCGCTTCCTCAATGTCTGAGGCGCGAGCAACCGGAATCAAGGCTGGTCCAAGCTCCATAGCACTATCTCTTATGTGACGTCACAAAAGCACAGTAGCCGTTATATGCTTACACGTCAACAAATTGACCCCCAACCCGTTAGAGTCAGGGGTCAGCCGCGCACCGCAGGGGCAAACACGGCAGTCTTTATTTACGGCGCGCTTTTTTCTTCAGGCACTTGCCGGCCGCCTTACACTTCGCCGGCGTCGGGCACCCACTGCAGGGTTTGAACGCTTTTTTCGTTGTCTTTTTGCCGTAAGCCATATCTATGTCCTTTTCTTACCGCTGGCGGTGTTCACCACTTCACGCGATCCGCCCAGTATGCCGCCGACATCTTGCCCTTCTTGATGTTCTTCGCGTGGCGCGCTTTGAAGGCCTTGTTCCGCTTCGAGCCATCAGGCGATCCCTTGACACCCTGCTGGCCGAAACGAATAGTCTTCACTTTGTCCCCCTCTTTCGCCACGACGACATGTGACTTCGTGGGGTGGTTCGGCGTCCGCTTGGGCTTGTTATACCCGCTGACACCGGCGTTTTTCAGGCGTGCATCTGTTTTAGCCATGTGATCCCCTTTCTACGTCCACCCTCCGGCAGACACTCTGCGCACTTCGCGGCGCTCTTCGCCAACACTCCCACCGAACACCTCACCGCCATCTGCATGCAGGCACAGGTACTGGAAGGCGTCCGATATGTCCGACCAGGGGTGGCTCTTCTCCGGCTTTTCGTCCTTCACACCCTTCGTGTTGATCTTATACCGGTACTTCCCCGCCAGGGCCTGCACCAACGAGTTCGCGTGCTCGGGGTCCACGATCAGGCCGTATTTCCCGTCAACCACGCGGGTCAGGTACTTCTCCACAGCCGCGATCCGCGCAGCGATCGAGTTCGTCCGCGCCGGTTTGACCAAAAACCCCTCGTTTTTGTAGATGTCAGCCACCGTCCGCTCATCTGTCTGGACGCGCTGGAACGCCGCGGGATCAATCACCACCATGGCCTGGCGCCCAGGGAACTTGTTCGTCAACAGAGGCTTCAAACGCTCCTGGATGAACCGTAACGCGCCCATATCCTCAGAAATCAGGCTGTCGTAGACCACAAGGCGGCCATCGTACCCCTGCTGTCCGATCACCGCGGCCGGCGTAAGCCCTGCATCCACCCCAATTATCAGGGGGGCTTGGGAAAACATCGGGGTGATCTCATGCTTGGCGACATGCGCAGACCGGTCAAACGACTTGAACACAGGCTGCCCAGACAGTGATTTGCCGAATTTCGCGTGGATGTAGACGTCGATCCAGTCCTCGGTCTTACCCTGCGCCAGGTTGTCGTAATAATCATCAGGCAGGAACTTCGTCCAATCGGCCTCAGGGCTGAGACCAGACGGCTGGATCGTGATGTGTACGTTGTCCGGTGGGTTCGAGATCAAATCTTCCCAGAAAGTATCCTGGTCCGGCGGGTTGGTCATACCCCACAAGTGGGCGTTCATGCGCCCGTCGTCGGTCTTACATCCAACCCCGTTCATCATCTTGTCCGGGTATCGACCCACACGGCCCTGGGCGGCGTTGTAGATGTCTGGGTGAATCTCGCGAAACTCGTCGAAGATGATAAAACTCGCCTGCAAAGACAGCAGTCGACGCACGTCGTTCTGGTCGTCCAGGCCGCGGAACAGCACCTCGCACTCAATATCACCCACCTTGATGATGAACTTGTACTCGGTTTTCAGGAACGTCCCCATGACCCCGTTGGGAATCCACTTCAGGAAGTCAGGAATACTCGTGTCGCGCAGCTGCTCGCGCGTGTTGCGCACCCAGATGCACCGAGATCGTCGGACGCCATCCTTGCACGGCGCCATCTGCGCCGCATGGTGCAAGATTTTCATAATCCCAGCTGTTGTCTTCGTAGACCCCACAGGGCCGATCGCCAGCGAGATGAACTTCTCCGAGTAAAAGAACCCGTCCAGGCTCTCGATGACCTCGAAATTGATCTCATGCATCAGAGACTGCCTTACCCTCGATCGTAACGCCTTCCTCGGCGTCTTTGGCGCGAGTGATGTTGATCACCACCTGCGGGCCGCCACCGGCGTTGGCATCCTCTTTCTCCGGGTCCAACTTGCCCATCTTGTTGAGGAGCTTCTGGAACTCGATCCGGGCCATCGGGTTGATGTCCGGGCCCTGCATGAACCGAAATAGGTTGTCGAGATTCACTGCACCCATCAGGCGTGCCACGACCTCCACCTTGGTGGGGTCTTCCTCGATCATCTCCAGCTGGCCACGGGAGAGGATGGGTTTGTCGCCTCGGGTCGGGTCAGAGATTTTGTCGACTTTGCTCATAGGTTCATAAGCTAACGCGTAAACACATATTGGTCAATCTGAAGTGTGTTGGTAAGGGCCAGACTGGCCCTACCAGCTCGTGTTTTTAAGGCATATCCCGGTCATAATGCCACTGCGTACGCAGTTCTGGTATGGCGAGGCAATGTAATAGAGCGCCAAAAGGCATGCGGCCGCTACGAGTACCACGAGGGTCGGGTTTTTTGGGTCAAGGTTCATGGGGTGTCCTGTAATTGGGGGCTGCGACCGTATGGTTTGGTGGGGTGTGTGTCAAGGATTGGGCTGGTTTTAAGTGTGTAATGTGTTGTGTGTTTAAAAAGGGTCAAAATTTGGTTTGGGTTATACGCGATGCCTAAGGGCTGGGTGGGGTGGCCACCCCCATCGGTCCCTCCCCCCCTCTGTTTACGCTGCGCCATTGGTGTAGCGAGTTGATCAGGTGGTCAGGCATAGGGACGCGCGAGTGTCCAGTCTTTCCCCCCGCGTGTGTGACGCTCTTTGACATTGATATTTTCCCGCGTTGGTAGGACAAATCCGTCCGATAATCCCTCGAAGTGCGCGCGCTTAATTCCCTAACCAATGGGATACGGCTGGCGTATTGTAGGGCAAGTGCCTCCGCTTGACGTCGGGCTATAGGAAATGAGGTAGGCGTAGTGTGTCTGCGCCTTGGCTGGAATGGCCACCGACGCGGTATCGTGCGCGAGCGCGGCGCTAGGTAAATAAAAGGTGGCGGGACGACCCCGACACGTAGACGACACGACAGAACCAATACAAGCGAAGCCCCACGGGCCTAGTGTGTATCGCACTCACATAATTGACGCGCGGAATCTATACGTGCCCGCAGCGTCATCCGTGATGTGCCAACACATGATATACGTGGGCAATGGTTCTGCGCCGGTGTGAAAGCAAAGCCTTAAATCTGGACATGCGAGCTGGCGACACGTTGGCGGCGTGTAATGCGCACACGTGTGTGCGTATTATTGACCGTCAATCTCACTAAGCAAAGGTGTATCAAATGACCAATACCAATGTATCCCCCGTCATGTTGTGGGCTGAAAATGCTGTCGAACAAGAAAAGGGCTTTCTGCCTGCTGTCTTGGAAGCGATGGACCAGTTTGAGCAAGGCAACCGCACGGACCTGTCTATCCTTCTGACCGTCACGCATGGGTTCAAGACTGACCTTGTGCCTGTCATCGAAAAGCAACGCATGGAATACGCCACGCCATTGAAGAAAATCCTTGCGGCTTGCATGCCTGACCTGCGCTTCAAGAAAGACGCCAAGAAAGCGTCGGGCGTGGCCTATACTATGGAACTGTCTGACGACGCGGATTACTACGTCGACCCCACGGATGCGCGGGACGCGCTGCGTGTCATCGTGGCCGAGGGCCATACCCGCAAGGGTGATGCGTTCAAGGGCTGGCTGAAAGCCGTGACGCGCCCCAAGGAAGTCGTGGCCAAGACTGCGGCTGAGACGCGCGAGAAAGCCGAGAAAGACGCGCCACGTCTGGCCAAGACTGCGGCTAAGGCTGGCCACGACAACATGGCCTATATGATGGCCCTGCGTGACGCCCTGAGCAATGAGATCGCCAAACAACAGACGCGCCTCGCCATTGCCGCCGAGTAATCTGCCAACACGTGAATACCCCGAGCGCCCTGCATGCCACATGTGGGGCGTTTGATTGTGTCCACTCAGCAGAAGGAAACAGGATATGGATAGCTGCCTCGCCTCACCAAACCGCCCGTCCAAGACAAAAGGTAAACCGGCATGCACTGCATCACGTGACATGCTGCGCCGCGCCACCACGCGCGGTCATGTGGCCACCACCAAACTACGCGCCAAACTGCATAGGGTAGAAATCCAGCAGCACGACTCATCATGGTGCCATGTGGTGGGTGGTAATATCGTGGCGCGGTT